AACATTAATAGGGGCATTACAGGAAGCAATCTTTAAAATAGGTGGTGAGAACCACGTAGAAGTAAATCCGGCTACAGGTAAAATTACTAAAGTATATTTATCCAGACCAGGAGCTACACATAATATAGTAGCTATAGGTTCTAGCGCAACTACAGTTGCTAGAATTCAAGTAGGTAATCTTACAAACAACGGTGAATTTAGCACTTACATAGATTCATTATAATAAAAAGGGCACAGCATGGCAAAGTTTAAACACAATTCTGCGGCAGGAGATCTCACAGGAGAGCTTATTACCGACGGGAATTCAGGGGCTAAGTGGAGAGTTGAAGGAGACATCAGCTCTACTATTGAGTCTGTTAAAAGAGATAGAGAAGCAGGTAGGAATAAGAAATCACATTATCAAAAGATGTGTTCTATTCCAAACGTAATAGTATTAGAATTAAATACTAAGCATAACTTAGATATACTAGATCCAGAGTTTATGCATAACCCTGCTATGAAAAAGAAATTGGTATATCTGTTAAGAACAGAATACCCAGATTTACTAGTTATGACATAGAGGATTATTATGGCAACATACGTAGAATTTGTAGGCTCCGGTGATTATACTGGAACTAACGCAGGAATAATTAGAGACTGGGCTAACCGAGATGTTTCAGTACTTTCTAACTCAGTACTATCTCGGTGCCTTAATTATGCAGCTGATGAAGCTTATAAAACTTTACGTGTGCCACCATTAGAATTTACAGGAACTTATGTAGTTAATGGTACTCAGGAAGAAATAACTGCAGCAGGTTCTTCTGATATTCCAGACATAGGTCCTAGTGCATTTCAGGGCGGAGGTAATATATTAAGTATTACTGCACCCACAGATATGATAGAAGTAATTTATATAAGAAATTCAGATATTGGTGACAAAAATGTAGGTATAGTTTACAATGAAAAAGTAGATAGTAGAACTTTCAACGATGGTTTTACTCAAACTAAAGATTTTCATTTTTATACCAGAGTAGGAAACGATTTTAAACTTCATGGCAATTTTAAAAGAGGTGATGAAGTAGAAGTTCATTATTACAGAAGACTACCTGGACTTAACGATAAGTATTCTGCTACTTTTATTAACTGGGTAACAGGATTAGGTACACTAGATATAGGTGGTACAGCAACTACTTATGCTAACGCATCATCACCTAATAATACAGAAACCTATTTTAATAATAGAGTTGCGGCCAATGCTAGTTATTGGGTAGGTAATTTAGCTTCACATTGGTTAAGAGATGAAAATGAAAGAATACTTTTATTTGGTGCTCTTAAACAAGTATTTATATATCTTAATGATAATCCAGAAATAGAAAAATATCAAGCTTTGTTTGACGGTCAAATAAAAGCACTTAATACAGAAGAAACTGCACGTAAAGCAAGAGGTGGTAATATAGCCATTTCCTTCGCAGGAACAAATTTAATCTAGGAGGATAATATGGGCTTTAAAGATCTATCAAATAAAGTTACATACACTGATAATGGTGGTAGTTTTGACAACCAAGCAGTAGATACTGTAAACGTTGAAAATTCTTTAAGCGTATTAGCAAATAATGCTTTATCAAGTGCAAATGCAGCTAACACATCTAAAGAAGCTGCAGAAACAGCTAAAACAGCGGCTGAGACAGCAAAGACTAATGCTGAAACAGCTGAAACCAACGCTGAAACAGCTGAAACAAATGCTGAGACAGCTGAAACTAATGCTGCATCAAGTGCTACAGCTAGTGCAAACTCAGCCACTGCTGGTGCAAATAGTGCTACTGCTGCTGCAACCTCAGAAACAAATGCTTCTAATAGTGCTGCTACTGCTACAACTAAGGCTAATTTAGCTACAACACAAGCTACTAACGCCGCTAACAGCGCTACAGCTTCTGCTACATCGGCAAACAATGCTGCCACAAGCGCTACTGCAGCTCAAACAGCTCGAACTAATGCTGAAACAGCTGAAACCAACGCTGAAACAGCTGAAACTAACGCTGAAACTGCAGAAACTAATGCTGCTGCAAGTGCAGTTACAGCTGCAACACAAGCTACTAACTCTAGTAATTCAGCCACTGCAGCTGCAACAAGCGCTACTGCGGCTCAAACAGCTCAGACAGCAGCTGAGACAGCAGAGACTAACGCTGAAACAGCTGAAACAAATGCTGAAACTGCAGAAACAAATGCCGCTGCAAGTGCAAGTACAGCATCAACACATGCAAGTACAGCCACGACTAAAGCATCAGAAGCAGCTACAAGTGCAACTAATGCTGCAAGTAGTGCAACTAATGCTGCAAACAGTGCTACAGGAGCATCCAATTCTCAAATTGCTGCTGCATCAAGTGCGGCTTCTGCTGCTGCTATCTTTGATCAATTCGATGATACATATTTAGGTAGTAAATCTTCAGCACCTACAGTAGATAATGATGGAAATGCTTTAGTAACAGGCGCATTGTACTATAACTCTTCAACTCAAGGTATGTTTATTTGGACAGGATCTGAGTGGGTTGCAGCTTCTGCTGCAGGCGGTGCTTCTCTTAATAACTTTAGTTATACAGCTACAGCAGGTCAAACTACTTTTTCTGGATCAGATGAAAACTCTAATACTATGTCTTACACTGTAGATAACATTATTGTTACGCTTAACGGTGTTGTTCTTGAAGGTGGAGGTACAGACTATACTGCAACTAATGGTTCTTCTGTAGTTCTTACAAGTGGTGCTGTTGTATCAGATGAAGTTAATATAGTAGCTTTTAAAACATTTACAACAGCAGATATGGTTTCTGCTTCTAATGGTGGTGCTTACCAGGGCAATGTAGACTTTGCAGCAGGTATTGATGTTACAGGAAACATTACTGTTACAGGTACAGTTGATGGTCGTGATCTTGCCGCAGATGGTACTAAGTTAGATGCACTAGAAGCTAATGCTAACGTAACAGATACAGCTAATGTAACTGCGGCTGGCGCATTAATGGATTCTGAAGTTACTAATCTTGCACAAGTTAAAGCATTTGATAGTTCAGATTATGCTACAGCAGCTCAAGGTACAACTGCAAACAATGCTTTACCTAGAGCTGGTGGTACTATGACAGGCAACTTGTCATTCGGTGACAACGACAAAGCCATATTTGGTGCTGGGTCTGACTTACAGATTTACCATGATGGGACAAATAGCTATATAAAAGATGCTGGAACTGGTGATTTACTTATACAAGCAACTGACCAGATTAAGTTTAAGAAAGCTGACGGAAGTGAGTATCATGCTATATTTGCTGATGGTGGTTCAGTAGACCTTTATTATGCTGGTGTTGAGAAATTTAAAACAACATCAACAGGCATTGACGTAACAGGCACAGTGACCAGCGATGGACTGACTGTGGATAGTGGTTCAAATGGTACTATTGATTTTGGAGATGTAACAACAGCATATGGGCGTTTGTATGCAGACAATACAGGTACATTTGTAGGCTCTAAAACGAACCAACCCTTAATTTTACGAACTAACAACACAGAACGCTTCCGCATAGACTCATCAGGTCACTTAATGGGTAAAGTTCCAGACGTAAAAATTGGAGCAGATACAGGTGCTGTTGTGTTTGGTACTGTTAGTGCTAACTCTACTAAATTTATTACTAACGATACAGAACGTATGCGCATCGACTCATCAGGCCGAGTTGGGATTGGGACGAGTTCTCCTAGTAGTGAGTTACATGTAAAAGCCTCAAGTGGTTTTGCTGAAGTATATGTGCAGGGTTCAAATAGCTCTTCTGGTATGTATTTATTTGACCAAGGTACTGAAGCTGGACTTTGGAAAGTTGATTCAGGTCATTTAGCTTTTGGCACTACTAACTCAGAACGTATGCGCATCAACTCTTCAGGCAGCGTTGGGATTGGTAAAACACCTCCGACAGACACTCACGCTACTTGGTCACAGTTGTTTCTAGGGGAAAAGGGTTCTTATATATCAGAAAAAAGTAGCTCTGGAGGAATATTCGGTAACTTCGTTACTGACAATATCTATATAGACGCCGATACAGGCTCATTTGCTAATATAACTACCGATGAGTCTAGTGCTTATCGTCAAGAAGGTGGAGTACATCATTGGTATTCACAAGCATCAGGTAGTGCAGGTGCAGCAGTTACACTAAGCGAAAAGATGCGCATCGACTCATCAGGCAACGTTGGTATTGGAGATTCCGTACCACAAGATTATTTGGAAATTAATGGATCAGGTAGAGGATTAGGTGGTTTAACCATTTCAAACTCTTCAGCAAGTCATGCGGCTCTAAGTTTTGCAAGGAGTTCTACGGCAACTGCAAGAATTAAGATACATGAACCAGCGGCTTTACATACAAGTTCCATGAAGTTTGAAACAAGTAATGCTAGTGGCGGCTCTCCTAATTTAATTACCGCAATGACTATTGATGAAAATCAAAATGTTGGTATTGGTACGAGTTCTCCACAAACAGAGCTACACGTACACGACCCAGCAGGTCTTGCTAAAATAAGATTGTCAGGTACGGCATCAAGTTCAGACACTTTTGAAATAGCTCAAGGTACGACGGGGGTAACAAATGGTGGATTTACTATTCGAGATGTTGAAGCATCTTCTGATAGATTAGTAATAAACTCGTCAGGCAATGTTGGTATTGGTACTAGCTCGCCTAGTAAGAGACTGCATGTTTACAATACTGCGTCAGCAGATGCCGCCATGATTGAAAGCACACAATCCTTTTCAACACTTGCATTTAAATCAAGCACAAACTCTTCTACAGCAACATTTGGTATTGATGGGGCGGGTAATGTCTCAATGGAAAACAAGTTATCAAGTGGTAATGCTACGTTTGTAACTAACGGTTCTGAACGTATGCGCATCGATTCGTCAGGTAACGTGTTGGTAGGTAAGACGAGTTCCAATGCTGCCACAGCAGGTCACGAATTTCTTAACTATGGTAGGTCAATACACACTGTCAATGCTTCTACTGTGCAAATTATTAATAGGCTATCTAACGATGGTGACATAACCATCTTCCAAAAAGACGGCACAACTGTAGGTGCTATTGGTGTACTGAACTCAAACAATTTAACAATCAGCGGTACTGTAGCAGACCACGGAGGTCTACAGTTTGGAACTCACTGCGTTATACCAATGGAAGCGAATGTTGATAGTGACGGTACTGTTGATTTAGGCTCTTCCAACTCAAAATTCAAAGACGGACACTTCTCAGGAAGTCTATACGGCGATGGCTCTAACTTAACAGGTGTTGGCGGTAGTACAACTGCTGGTGCTGTTGGTACTTATACTGTGGCGGCTAACAATACAACTAACTCTGCGACAATCGCCACGGGAGCTACTGTAGCTGGAAGTACACTTTTAACCAACTATTTCAGTTCAGGCCACAGAAGACCGTTGATGGGTGAATATTCAAATAGTGCTTCGTTTAGCCAATCAGGAACATGGCGAAATATGACAGGGGCTACTACAGGCTCTCAATATAACGTCTACGCAACATCTCTCTGGGTCAGAATATCTTAAAAATAGGAGGCGTTAATGCCACAAGTAACAATAACAGAAGTGCGTAACGCACAATCACTTAACACAGAGAATACTGCATTTGATGTAGAGATTAATCATCCTCAATACAGTTGGATATCCTACACACTAAACCCTGATGATACAGATATGACTGTAGACAACAGCGTATTGCTTGGGCTTATAGGTACAGACTATACGGCGTATGTAGCACCTACCCAAGAAGAACTAGACGCAGAACTAGCGGCAGGTTTAAGGGCGCAACGTAACCAGATGTTAATTCAAGAAGTAGACCCTCTAGTAACTAACCCTCTACGTTGGGCTGAACTTACAGATGATAAACAAGCAGAGTGGACACAGTATCGAACTGACTTGCTTAACTTACCTGCACAAGCAGGTTTCCCGAATACAGTAACATGGCCTACTAAACCAGAATAAGGATAAAACATGTTCTTTGGTATCTCTCCTTTTGCATCAGGACCTTTCTCTACAACGCTAGAGACACGTCTTATTGCACAGAGTGTACCTGCTACAAGTAGTGCAGGAAGTATTAATGTTGTAGGTCATGCTAACTTTAGCTTGACAGGTTCATCAAACACTATTAGCATCGGCTCTGTAGTCGTCACTGCCAAGAGTGTTACACTTAGTGAGTCTACATCTGCTACATCTTCTTTAGGTACTACAATAGTTGTTGCAAATGCTAATGTTGCACCTTCAGGGGTTGACTCTCAGGCTAATCTAGGTACAACTACAGTATTGGCAGATGCTAACACAAGCATCACTAGCCCAGCGCTTACAGCTACTGTAGGAACAGGGTCAAATATACAAGCTAAGGCTCTTGTTTTACCTGTAGGTGTTTCATCTAGCATAGCTATTGGTACAATTAATGTATCTACACAGGTTATACTAGAAGTAGTAGGCGTACCACTAAACATATTCTCTGGTAGCTTAACTGTAGCAACACAACAGTTTGACTATGAAAGTCTTAAAGCAAGCTTCGACAGAAGACGTGTTGTATTTATAGCACCAACTAATCAGGGGTATACTATTAATATACCTGCAGATCCAAGAAATAGAACAGTACTAATTGAAGCGACTAATACAGATAGAGTTGTACGTATTGCAGCATAAGGAATATACGAATGTCATATAAATGGCCTGATAAAGATAAAGACGAAGTATTAGATTATAGTATTGATTGGTCACGCTTTTTGGGTGATGATACTATATCAGGTGTTTCATGGTTTATAGATGACTCTGACGGTACTAAGACCCTGATAGATGCAGGTGAAGTTGTTAATAATCTACAGATGGTACAAAAGACTAATACACTCACCGTAGCAACAATACGTTTATCTCTTGGCACTAATAACGTTAGATACAAAGTTACATGTAAAATCACTACAGTAGAAGGCTTACAATATGAGCGTTCAGTATTTGTACGTGTTAAGGAGAAATAAGAATGGCCTATGACTTTATCGGGTTAGTTAATGATGTTAACAGAAGACTTAACGAAGTAGAACTGACTACATCTAACTTTGCTACAGCACAGGGTTATTACAACCTTACCAAAGATGCTGTTAATGCTTCTATAAGACATATACACCAAGAAGAATTTGAGTGGCCTTGGAATCACGCAGAAGAGACAGAAGTTCTAACTGCAGGTGAGGTACGTTACAGTATGCCTTACGACAGTAAGACTATTAATATGAATAGCTTTAGGTTAAAACGTGATGATACTCTTAACGTAGATACTAAACGTCTTAAAGTGTTGAATTATGAAGAATATCTTGACAAACACGCAGATGTAGAGTATAACTCTAGCTCAGATGTAAGAAGTGTACCACAGTATGTTGTACGTGCGCCAAGTAGAGAATTACTGTTTGTACCATCCCCAGATAAAGCCTATGAAGTAATATATGAGTATTACACTAATGGTGTTGATATGGAGAAGGCATCAGACGTTGCTTCTATACCAGAGTCATACAGACATATAATAGTAGATGGCGCTATGTATTATGCTTATGTATTTAGAGGTGACACTCAATCTGCACAGCTATCGCAAGGCAAGTTTAAGGACGGCATTAAAAGTATGAGATCCTTAAACATTAACCGTACAGAATACCTAAGAGATAGACGAGTTCATTACTGATGGCTACTAATTGGCAGACATTTCCTATTGAGTTTAAGGGTGGCCTCATCTCTAATCTCAGCCCTCTACAACAGGGTGCTAATGCTGTTGGTTCTGCTACTATACTGCAGAACTTTGAACCAGCTAGATCAGGCGGTTACAGTAAAGTATTAGGCTATATAAAAGCAACAAACAGCATTGTACCAGGAACAGGCCGTGTACTAGGTGTTAAAGTAGCTAACATTGGGGAGTATATAGCGGCTAGAAGTGATGGAGCTTCTACACCTAAAACTGAATACCATAGATCTTCTGGTGGTACTTGGTCTTCACTAGGTAAGGCAGCACTTTTAGGCGGTAAGATCCGTAGTGCTGAGTATAACTTTGGAGCAGGTGACTTCATTATAATGGTAGACGGTTCTAACTACCCAGCGCTGTTTAATGATACAGCTAATAGTCTATCGTTTATCTCTTCTCTATCAGACTTACAGGGTGCAGAACAGGTAGCAGTGTTTAAGACTACAGTGTTCTTCTCTAAGGGTTCTAACTTATACTTCTCAGCACCTTCAGATTCAGGTGACTTTAGTGCCGCTAATGGTGGTGGTGTTATAAACGTAAGCCATGACATTACTGGCCTTATTGCTTTCCGTGATCAGCTTATCGTATTTAGTAGAAACAACATACAACGTCTCTCTGGTACAACTCTAGCTGACTTTCAGTTAAATCCTATCACAGAAGGCATTGGTTGTTTAGACCCTGATACGATACAAGAGGTTGGTGGTGACATTATGTATATGTCTCCTGATGGTATTAGACTCTTAGGTGCTACAGATAGAATTGGTGACTTCTCACTTGAAGTTGCTTCTGACCCAATAGCTGATGACGTATATAACTTTGCTCAAAGTACATCTAACTTCTGCTCTATTGTTATACGTGAGAAAGCACAATATCGTATCTTTGGCTATACACAGTCAGAACAAAAGAAAGTTGCTCGTGGATTACTCGTAACTAAGTTCTCTAACCAAGGTGCAGCTAACTTAGCATGGGGTGAGACAGCAGGTATAAAAGCTTTTGTAGCAGACTCTAAGTATACAGAGTATTCAGAGACAATTATATTTGGTAATGAAGATGGTTACGTATATAAGATGGAGACAGGTTATACCTTTGATGGAGATAACATAGAAGCTATATAC